CGTTTGTTGCTGCGTTCGCTTATGCTGCGTTGGCTTTTGCAGTTGCATCTAGTGCTGCTGCTGCCATGGCTGCATTTGCTTTTGCAGTTGCATCTGTTGCTGAATCAGAGCGTGACTCAGCAATTGCTGCTGTAGTTTCTGTTATTGTTGCGTAATTTGTTAAAAAGTCAGGGTCATCACCAATGGCTTCTGCTAACTCATTAAGTGTGTTTAGAAGTTCTGGGGCACCGTCAATGATCGCTGCAAGTTCTGCTGCGTTAGCAAAATACTGTAGGGCAGTCCATGTAGATGTTCCGTTACCCATCTTAAATTTATTGGTGTCAGTTTCAAAACCGATTTCACCTGCTGCTAGAATTGGGTTTGCAGCCGTCCATTGTGCTGCAGTACCTCTGCGCTGTTGCATTCTTGTTGCCATTTTTATATTCTCCTTATGGGGGCTGCCCATTAACTTATCTTATTATAACATCAATTTTTTAATTGAAATTATCTACTACACTACCGCCATCGAATACGACTGTCCACTCTGTTGTAGAGGGTCCACCCGCATCCAAACCTACACCCAATGGGCTGTTGAATGATCCACCTTCATAGAACTGAGATACTATGAAACCAGTTCCATCAATTGCGGTATCGTGAATGTGCTGTGGTAAGTTATTTGTATCATCGATAGTTGCTTGGGTATACCAAGAACCTTCGTAATAGAAATTAACTCTATTTGTTAGAGTGTCTAACCACATTGTTCCATTAGTTGGTGAAGAAGGAGCAGTTGAGCCAACAGCCATTGAACGGTTATCGACATACTCCTTAGTTGCTGCATGTGCAGCAAGAGTTGGTGCTCCTACTGTTACTGCATCTCCGAATGTACCGCCGTTTGCTACGACTAGCCCATTCTTGACTTTAAAGTCTTTATCGACTGTTGCCATTTACTGCTCCCTCTTCCAACTATTTTTATTTTTTATTACGCAAGTAATGTTCCGACAACAGTAACTGTTGAGTTATTGTTTGTGGTTGTTACTAGAAGTTGTACATTTGCACCGTTAACATTTGCTGAAACTGACATCGCTGTGCCATTTGTTCCAACAATTCCGTATTCGGTCATTGCAATGTTGTCTGAAGCGTCAAGTGTCAAAAGGACCTTTGAGATTTCAGTATGTGATCCGTATGCAACCTTTACAAGGAACTCTGCTGAACGGTAATCTGCCTTAGCAAATGCGTGTCCTACATGAGCGCCTGCGCTTGCTGCTGACATTGTTGAAGCAACCTGCTTTGCAACTGAGTTAACCTCAACTGCTGTGAAGTTTGGAACTACTGCTTCAAGAGCGTCTACTGCTCTTTCATCTGTGAAGTAAAGGTTTGTACCTTCTGCAAGATCAGTTGTTGTAGAATCTGCTACACCGTTTTCTGCGGTAATAGTAAGTCCTGCACCTGTTCCTGTAATTGTGATATTTGTAAGTGTTGCATTAGTCAAAAGATTTGCTGCTGAAGACTTAGCACGAGCATCTGTAAAGTACTGTGCTGTTCCTTCTGCTACATCAGATGTTGTAAGTGCATCTGCATAATCCTTTGCATTCTGCTCTGCAGTCGCTGCTGCACCTGCTGCATCATAGTTAACTGCAAGTCCATCAGCGTAGTCTTCTGCATTGCCTTGTGCTGTCGCTGCTGATCCTGCTGCATCATATGCTGCAGATGTTGCAGATAGTGCTGCAGTGTTGAAGTCTGAGATATCTGCTGAATCAAGACCAGTTACAGAGATTGTTGCTCCTGTAATATTGATGTTTGCTCCTGCAGTTAATTCATCTTGCTTTCCTGCTGCAATACCCTGAAGATCAGAGATAATATCTGGATTATCCTGAAGTGCTTCAGCCAACTCATTAAGAGTGTCAAGAACTGCTGGTGCACCATTAACAAGTGCTGCTACAGCATTATCTGCATGTAGTTCTGCTGCTGCTTGAGCAAGACCAATTTCTGTACCTGTCTTGTATGCTGACCAAGACTTATCTGAAGCAGATGAAGCATCGTTGATCTTTGCATCTGCGTAATCTTCTGCATCTGAAAGAGCCTGTGCTGCTGCGCCCTTTGCGTCGTATGTATTAGGAAGATTTAGATCTGAAATTGCGTTAGAAATTGCATTGTTTCTGTTTGTCTGCTCACGGCCTTCTGCTGTATCTGTGTAGGCGTTTGCTGTTGAAACTGCATCTAGTTCTGCTTGATCTGCATAGTTCTGGTAAGCAGTTGTGATTGCTGTCTCACGATTGTCTGTGTAAGTATTTGCTGCTGTCTCTGCAGAATCTGCTGAACCTGCTGCGTCGTAGTAAGCATCTACTACTGCACGGTCAAGTGAAAGTTCTCCACCTGCTGAAACATCAAACTGGTTTGAAACTGACTTTACTAGTGTTTCTCCACCAATAAGGTCCAGGATGTATTGATCTCCTGCATCCTCTGTAAGAATTATCTTATTGTTGATTGTACCTTGTAGGCCCTCAACGATAAGTCCACTCTTAATTTTAAAATCTTTATTTACTGTTGCCATTTTTTATATCTCCTTAGTTATGCCTTAAGTCCAATTCGTGCGAAACGAACTGTGACTGGCTTGATCGCAGGGTCTGGAGTGACTGTTAAGGCCACGGTATTTCCAGTGCGAGAGACATTAATGGTGCCAATATTCCCATCATTGTCGATTGTTCCATATTCGCTGACATTTACATTTGTACCGTCAACGAGAATTGTTAGTTCGGTTGCATAGAACTTGTTGTCCCCTGCAGAGGTCTTTGATATTGAAACAATATACTTGACCATACGCCAAACTGTAGCGTCAAAGTTATCAACAACAGTTAAGTTCTCAATACCATTGATTGTATTTTCATTATTACCTGAAGAGCCCAAGTCTGTTGACTGAGCGGTTGCGGTGTCGATTAAATCTACATAATTTTCTTGAGTTGGTCTATCACCTGTTTGGAATAGACTCTTAACTGCTGGAATGGATACTTTAGCCATGTGGTAATTATAACACCCCTTTTAATAATCTTATTAAAGAATGTAGTTGCTATAGCCAATAACCTGTAATGGGATTGGAGGTGGATTTGTTTTAGAATATCCAAACACACTTACGTTTGTAAACTTAACTCTAAATGGCAAAACCTCTTGAACTCTTGCTTTTGGCTGAATATGATCTATACGTATTCTTCTTAAATCAAGATCCGCTATCTGTGCATGCGCTAATTGGTGTGTTGGCATTACTGTGTTACATCTTCAAGGATAACCATTGAACCTTTGGCTACCGTCCAAACTCTGCCTTCTGATAGAAGTTCTGTGAGTTGTATGTCGAAGATATCTCCTGTCTCAAGAAGTTGAGATTGTGAAGATGTTAATTTAACTGTAAAACTTCCTTCTTCATCCTGAAACTCAATTGGCTCAGGGGATAAAGACAAAACAACATCATCAATAGAAGGTCTATAGATATCCATAGCAACTTCCCAGTCTTCAAGAAGAAGTGGCTCTCTTGCATCGTTAGTTACATAAACACGAAAGGCTGCTGAATCTCCACGGACAACTGTCCAACGAATTTCTGGTGGTGCTGCACCTAGTGCATAAGAGTCTGTGGGTTGGTTTCTAAAGGTTGCCATAATGTTATTATATCACGACAATCCGTCTTTTAATGCTCCCCATGTACCGTTGCCTTTTGTCTGAACAACTATCAAACCTTGTGTTCCTTGAACTGCAACTACGGCAACATATCTTGCTGGGCCGATTAAAGGTCTTCCACCAACAAGTTCTCCGCTAGAGTTTATATAAACTTTAGTTCCAGGAGATCCAAGTCCTGTTGTATTCATTTGTAGCACTCCAGAAACAACTGCAACACCATCGCTTAATCCAGGGATTCCTGTTTGTATTAATCCAAGTATAGGTGAATCTGGGTTATGGGTTGAACTTGATGGGTTATATCTTTCTACCGTCGTTTTCATCTGTCCACCATGAGAAACATTTCCCGAAATATAGACGGGAGTTCCAGCAATTAATGTAGAACTATTATTATTTCTTACAGGAGAAGAAACACTAGTCATTCCCAATGGTGGCAAAATATTATTTAAAGCATCAACCAATACCTTAAAATCTCCGTGCACATTAACGGGATCTGAGGCAATAGGATACTTCATGGTAGGATAGTTAGATGATGATACAGGCATAATATTTATTATACCACCCTATAAAGTTGACTTTTGACATAATTTTATGTTATACTTGGTAGTAACACCTACCAGGGTGTTATTGTTTTCTAAGGAGGAAACTATGATTAAATTTATCGAAAGAAACAAAGAGATCATTAGCACACTCAGTATCGTAGCACTTGTCAGTGTATTTTCTAATGCTGCCAATGCTAACACAGATCTTGATACTAAAAACAACTTGAGCATAGAACAGGCTCAGACATCGGACACAACCTCGAAAGAGGTTTTTTTGGTTTCTAAGGAAAAAATGTTGGAGAGTTTTGCAAACAAGACATCTCTTACAGATTTAGAACTAAAGAAGATGCTATCCCTAGTTGGATTCAAGGGTCAAAACCTTGTTGAGGCTTGGGCTGTAGCAAAGAAAGAATCTAATGGCCGTCCATTCGCTTTTAACGGAAATGAAAGCACTGGAGATTCCTCATATGGAATTTTCCAGATTAACATGATCGACACTCTTGGTAATGACCGCAGAGACAAGTTTGAGTTATCGTCAAATGCTGAACTTTTTAACCCAGTCCTAAATGCACAGATTGCACACCACATGAGTAATGGTGGAGAGAACTGGACTGCCTGGAAGGGCATGACTCCAAGGACTAAGTCCTGGATGTCTAAATTTCCCAAGTAAATTATAAAAACTAAAGGCACCTATGGGAAAACTGTAGGTGCTTTTTAGTTTCTTAAAATAAGATTTATTGCTACTCTTGGAGCCTTTATTGTTTCAACCTCATGAGCAAGATTTTTGGGAACAAAGATAAAATCACCTTCTACAACATGAGTTTCATTTTCTAGATTTTCTCCTGTGCGCCAGATCATTTCACCTTTAACTACCCACTGAAACTGGTCAACATAATCTCTATGCTTGCTACCAACTACGCCTCTGTTTTTCATTAAAGATACCAAACCAAAATTACCAGTATAAATATCTGCAGAGTAATGAGATAGTGCCCACTCTGTAACTGGAGCCAACTCAGGTATTATTGACATGTATGTATCTTCTGTATCGTAAAGTTGAAAGGCCATCCTTGACCAAAATCTACACTTAAGTCTCATGTCAGAAGATTCTCCTTCAACAAAATCAGTTAAAAGATATGATCTTTCTGGAAACTTTTGCAAGTCTTCTTCAACATACTGTGAAACAACAGACATCAAGGTGTCTAAAGATGGCAAATCTGCAAAAACATTCTTAAAAACATGAATTCTGTTTTCTTTTCGTGCTTGATCTACAATACTCATATCAATTATTGGAGTTGTATTTATTCTTTGTAATAAAGGGTTTTCTTTTATTTTGTCAATATTTTCTTGAATAGTTTTTACTGTTTCTTCTTCAGACATACCAACAACATTAATGTATGAGTGTTTTACTCCAGCATGTTCTGCAAACTCTTTATAGTGATATTTATGATTTGGTATTGCTGAAATTTCAAAAACATTAGTTTCTTTGTTTCCCCAAAAAGAATTAAATAGCCAAGTACCAGAAAGCCCTGCAATATTTTTTGCAGAACTAAAAATTCTTATTTGTTCTATTAAACTATGATCTTCTGCATAAATAATTGTATACCCATTATTTTTAAATATATTTTGTATATATTCATCTTTATCAGAGTATCGGTACATTGCCATAGAGTAGGCTTCTTTTTCTCTATCGGATAAAGAATCTTTGCTTGAATAAAGATCAATCTGCTGTTTGTATCTGTTGTTATATCTTTCTCTTGAAACAAATATGTTTTCTGTTTTTTTATCATTAAAAAATTCTTTAAAACTTTCTTTTAAAATGTCTATTGCTAAATAATTATATTTAAAATATTCACTTTCTCCACAAGGAAGTGTTCCCAAATAACAATTGCAAAAAGGAAAATATCTTAATGTTCTTGTTGCTCCATTACTTGAATAAAAGTCATCTGGAAATGTAAGGTTCATATCAAAAAACATTATGACTTTTTCAAAAAAATAGTTACCAACCGAAATATTAAAAATATTTGTATCTTTATGTCCAATAGAATTCATCTGATCAATTGTTATTCTGTTAGTTACTTGTTCATATGTTTTGTAAAAGAATGGCTCAATATCTTTATATTTTAATTTTAAAATTTTAAACTGAGCATAGACATCAACGAGTGAATGTCCGTATGCAGAATGTGTTTGAAATAAATAAGTTTCTCCAGGAATATAGGTTACTGGACCATCATCATTTTTTATAGAAAAATTATTAATTGATACAGTATCAAATTCATAATCTAAGAATTTTTCTTGTGTAATTCCAGAAGAAGATAAAATCATTTTAGCCAACTAACAACTGCGTACCTTGTTCCCTCTATAACTGGAAGGACTGAATGGTTATAAACATATGTTGATGGAAAAACAAGAAAATCATTTGCTGCTGGCTTGTAGGTTATTCCAAATCTTGGGAACACAATTTCTCCTCCTTCATAATCATCATTAACATAATATATTGTCGACATTCTTCTATGGTAATCTTTATGGTCATCAATATGATTAACAAATTTTTGACCTACTCCGTATTTTAATATGCTATATTGATCATGCCAGTCTGTAGAAAGCCCATATCCAACTTTATAATCATTTTCAAGTGGACCAAAGTTTTCAAGAAATAGGTTTGAAAGAGATGAAAAAAATGCATCCCTTAAAGTAGCAAATTCTTTTATCTCTTGGTCATTGTATGGAACTGGCACTATAAAGGTATCTCTAAGTTCTTTATTCTCTTTGGCTTCTTCGTACCCTGATTTTACACCCGCCAACTGCCAGTCTATTTTTGCACTAGACATTCCTTCTTCTATGTCAATAACTAAAGATCCATCGTAATCTATTGCGTTAGAATAAACAACAATACCTGGAACTAATTCTTTTTTATTCATTACCATTTTCCTATTGGACAAGTTGCTTTTTGTAGTTTTGTTTTTGCAGCCATAAAGCAGCCACATTTTTTACATTGTTTTGTTAACTTAATTAATTCTGGACATGTTTTACAGATAGAATATCTTTCAGATGAAACCTCTTCGGTTGCCCATTCACTATTTGGGTTTATGAGATCCCAGGGCTTAACGTCTCTTGGTTCCTTATCAGATTTTTCCATAATTTTAACCTTCCGTTATTTTTAAAAATAAAACACATTAAGATATTATTCTACCACAGGATCTGAGTCAGGCAATGGGTAGTCTATTTGGTATCCATCATAGACTAAGAAGTTTTCTGTAAAGAAAATATCTAGTGGTTCACAGTTAATAGAAACAACCTGGTGATCAAGTTGTGTTATAACTAAATCAACTATGTCAATCCATGTATTTGTTTGTGTAGACCATAATTTATCTGTGGTCAAAAGGTCTGCGGACAAAATCATCTGAGCAACATCATCTCTCTTTGTAAGTAAATGATGAGTGCCTGAGTATGTTTCACCATTTATCATTACAACAACTGGAGCATTTGATAGTCCAACCATCTTAACTGTTGTTGTTTTATCTGGAATGATTGTTAGATTTTCTGGATCATTGGTCCATGCTATCATTTCTTGCTTTGTAAATGACATTCCTAGTCCAGGAACATCTGTTGAAACAAGAATATCTCCTACCTTAAGATCCTTTGCCAGAACATATCCAGTTGTTGTTAAAATCAAAGTATCTGGGCCAACGGATGTTGGTGTTGGGCCTCCGCCATAAGCACCGAAGGCACCAAAGGCACCGAATGCACCGAATGCTGAGAAGGCACCAAAGGCTCCGAAGGCAGCGAACGCACCGAAGGCACCAAAGGCAGTGAACGGAGTCTCATCTGGAGTGACTCCTGGTGTTACTGAAGGTGTTACTGAAGGTGTAACTGCTGGTGTAACTGCTGGTGTGACTGCTGGTGTGACTGCTGGTGTGACTGCTGGTGTTACTGAAGGAGTTACTGCTGGTGTGACTGAAGGGGTTACTGAATTGATAATACATTCACCAAATGATGGATTCCAAGTGTATCCTGGAGGGCAACCATACTGGTCTACAGGTGTTACTGAAGGAGTAACAGAAGGTGTTACTGAAGGAGTAACAGAAGGTGTTACTGAAGGAGTAACAGAAGGTGTTACTGAAGGAGTAACAGATGGTGTTACTGAAGGAGTAACAGAAGGTGTTACTGAAGGTGTTACTGAAGGTGTTACTGAAGGTTCAACACACTCACCAAACTCTGCAGACCATACTAGACCACATTGACCGCATTGAGAAGAAGATAAAATACTTGTATCAGCACATGGATCTGCTGGTGTTACAGGAGAAGGTGGTGTAACTGGTGTTACGGGAGTAACTGGTGTTACGGGAGTAACTGGTGTTACGGGAGTAACTGGTGTTACGGGCGTTACGGGAGTAACTGGTGTTACAGGTGTTACTGAAGGAGTAACGCCTGGATCTATACACTCACCAAACTCTGCAGACCATACTAGTCCACAAGCACCACATTGACTTTGAGGTACTAGACTGTAGTCTGAACAATCAACTGGAGTTACAGGTGTTACTGGGGTAACTGGGGTAACTGGGGTAACTTCTGGATTACAACTTTGTGGAGATGTATAAACTCCGCCAGACAAATTATTTCCTGCTTCGTCAGCAGCACATGCTGCTTGTAGTCCTGTAACTGCTGCGCCTGAAGAATCGTAAGATCCGCTTACCCCTGCACCATTTGAGCAACATCCATAGTAGTTTGAACTAGGTGGTGTAACAGGCGTTACGGGTGTTACTGGAGTTACAGGTGTAACAGGCGTTACGGGTGTTACTGGAGTTACAGGTGTAACAGGCGTTACTGGTGTAACAGGGGTTACTGGTGTTACTGGTGTTACTGGAGTGACTTCTGGTGTAACTGCAGGTGTAACTGCAGGTGTTACTGCAGGTGTTACTG